TACAGACTTAGCGTCAAATAGCTTACCAATCATGGGCGCAAGTGAGCCTAGGTCATTGGCAACATTGGCTGCCTTCTTGACCATGCTGATAGCGGATTGGATACCCGCAAGAGCCGTGATTGGATCGATCATTTCTTTTCTACCTTCTTCCACTCAAGGCAAACTACCTTGCGGTTGTAGACATCACCTGTCCATGCCCACCTAACACAACGATATTCAGTTTTTTCTTTACTAGATGCCACCAATGTAAACAACACTGACAGCATCAGTAGCCATTTCACGGGTATGCCCAAAGAATAATGTAACTACAATAAATGACAAAACAAACAAGAAAGACTGCCGCAACAAATGCTTCGGCAAAGTCTTTCACGTTAGTCGCCAAGAATACCAGTTGCACTTCCAACGGCAGCAGCACCAGTTAGCAATCCAGTTTTGGGTCTTTGTGCTCTTTTGTTTAATTCTCGCAAGATTGCAGTTTGTTCCACCGGATCAACACTAAACAAGCGTTTTTGCAGAGCCTCTGAACTCTCACTACTTATGCCTTTTGCTCTTGATGTTAGAGCTGATGCTCCAGAACGTAAAAGACTAACAAGATCGCCAGAAGCACTTGCTTGGGCAAGTGAACCTAAAAGGCTTGCCTCCTCACGCACCGCTTTGTTTTCATCTGTACGAGAGCCACCAAGAACACGTTGCTTGGTTTCAGCCTGTCGGTTTAAGCCTTTGACGTATTGAGAAAACTCATTGTATGAGGCTTGATCTGGGAAAGCATTTCTCAACAAGAGTTTTTGATTCTCTGATTTGAAGATTTGCTTAGTAAAATCACCGCCTTTGAAGTTTCCAAGTCGCTCGTTGACATCAGCCATCACACCTAAACGAAACGCTTCTTTCTCATCAGAAGTCATTTTTTTGATGTTAGATGCCGCTTCTGCTGGGTTGAGTTTCTGATAGTCTTCACCCAACTTGAAAGCATTCTTAATGCGTTCTGCATCAGCAAATTCTGCATTGGCTTTTTTGTACTCAGGATTGAGTGACTTGATTAGATCGTTAAATTCGGTCTTAACTTTAGCTACATCACTTCCATAACCCGACATCTTTTTTGTTATGTTGTCTGTTTCAGCGTCAACAATCCGGTCAAGTCCCATTTTAATTTGATGCAAAACATCAGTAGGAACTGATTGAGCATTGCGAATGGAACTAAGGTCTGGCAATTTTTGCCCATAAACATCTGCTCTTTTTACGGCTTCTCCATAGGCTTTAGTAAAAACATCTCTGTCAATGAACTTTCTAAATGGCACAGCATTGATGGCTTTGCTATAGGCTTCCGGATATGCCTGAGAAGCAAGTCGTGATTGATTTGCAGTTAATGCCTCAAGGTACTCAAAACCATTGACATTTTTAGCCAAGCCCGCCTTTTCAACCAAACCCTTTACTATGTCATTAGGTTGGTCAATCAGACGATTCTCAAGGAATTCTTTTGTAGTACCCTTGGCAGCAGATTGGACTGTGTATGCACTATAGGCTAAGTCGTTCAGTCCTTTACCCAAGTCAGCAATGACCGGATTAGGAACACCAATCCTACGCAATTCATCCAATGCTTGTTGTGCTTCTGTTGGAGAAAGATTATCTTTCTTAAGGTAGTTTGCCAACATCTTTGATGCAGCAGCCTCTTGATCGCCAATACCCGCAGAATTTAGGACATTCTTTATCAGAGTTCCTGCACCCTTCACGACAATTGGCACAGAGCCGCCAAGAATGCCACCAAACACGCCACCCATTGCGGTTTCTGATCCCTCATCCTTCTCAGCAAAACCATAACCGGAAGCCGCACCTGTGGTTGCTCCAATTGCAGTACCACGGGCAATTTGACCAGGCACAGTTTGACCAGTAATCAATGCTTGAGTGCTAGGGGCAAGTCTAGCTACCTGTTTGGCAATACCAAGGGGCGCAATCAAACTGCCACCGATCTCCAAACCTGTTTTGGCAATTGGCATATCCATGCCAAACTGTTTTTGTTGTTCACGCAAAAGATTGCGTTGCTTCTCATACTCAGGCCCACTAATCGAGCCAGTTCTAAGTGCCGCCTCAATCTCATCAAGTGTTCCAAAGGTCAAGCCTTGACCAACAGACCTAGCAGCCTCGGCTACCCCTGAGTACTCTACGGGCGAACCAAGGACTGATTTAAATGCCTGTGGTTGTTCAGCAAGTGGTGCATCTTTATAGTCAGCCATTATGGTTTTGTCCTTCTTTGTCCTTCGGGGTCAATGAATGCCGTTCCTGATGGAAACTTAGGATTTTTAAGAAACCTTTGATATTCAGCATTGTCAATAATTTGAAGATCAAATTTAGGAACATCAATTGGACGCACTGGTTCAGGGAAATTGGCATTCTTTCTACGTCTTAATACATCGTCAGAAGCATTCTGAGTACGCCTTACATTGATTTCAACTAAGCGTTTCATTGCTGCTGCTGCCGCTTGAGGAGACTCTGAACTTTCAAGTTCTTTTGCCGCCCTTACAGCATCACCTTCAGTCTGTGTGCCTTTGTTTAACCGCAAACTCTCATTGGTCAATACTTTTAAGAACTTATCATAATCTTCCCTTGCAAGAACATCAGGATCGTTTGATCCAAATGCTTGCCTTGTTCTGATACTAGCTCTATCTTTGAGGCCAAACTTGATCTCGCCAGACTTAATTCTGCTGATAAAGTTGTTAGCATCAGACGCTAAGTTTGTTGCGGCTGTTGCAGTTCCATAATCTGCTTCTTCATCTTTTGCAAGATAGCTTGGCAATGGCTTGTTCTTAGCGATCTCAGCATCTCGCTCTAGTTTCTGACTCTTTAAAGCATTACTCAATTCAAACTGTTGGCGTTGAAGATTCAGAGATGCCGTAGAGTTAGCCAAGCCTTGTTGTTTGAAAGCTTCTAACTGTTCTTGATTTTGCTTTAAACGATCTTGAGTCTGTTGAAACTCCGTAGCTTTTTGCGTTGCAGTAGACAGTCTTTCAACCAACTTATCTGCTTGCTCAGTGTCATAGATACCTTTAGCAAAACTGCTTTGGTACTGTTTCGCTGTTATCTTAAGAGATTGTGGAATATTAGGATCGTTGACAAACAAGTCAAATGGATTAACTTCAGGAATACCAGACGCACCAAGTTGCCGTAATGATGGCAAAACTTTGGCTTGTTCAGATATAGCCGCACGACCTTGGGGGAAAGAAAGCAATTTAGCTTTAACTTCCTCATTTATAGTTCCATCAGGATTTTTAAGTTGACCAACCAAATCATTAGCCATATTGGTAAGCCCAGCAGCTTGCATACCTTGACCACGCTGAGTCAAGTAATCTTCAGTCTTTAGGGTGCTAAGTTGTCTCTCTTGCGCCTGTTGCCTGTACTTATCAGCCTCAATACGCAAACCAAAAGCTAATTGTTGGTCGCCACGTTCTGCTGCCATCTGAGCCGCTAAGTCAAAAGTCTCAGGTCTGTTTGGGTCAATCATGCCTAAGATTTGTTGGGCTTGAGTCCTACGTTGCAATTCAGGGTCTGTTCCACCCAATGCACCGCCTAGCGCACCCGCAAGGCCATAAGCCCCACGTTGCACTCCAAAACTAGCCTTCTCAGTAGGAGAAAGACGGGCGAACTGCAACGCTTGTGCTTCAGCCACTGCATCACGCTCTTGTTGCAAACGCTCGGCTGATACGCCAAACAAAGTGTCCATTATTGTTGCCATGTCTTACTCCTTAAGGGGCAAATCCGATTGGGCCTTCACCGCCATATGTACTCGGCCCTATCCCAGAACCTGTGTTAAAAAGATTTCTAAACCCACTCTGTAAACTTGGATTGCGACTACCCGCCATCAAGGATTCTGCAAACGGGTTGTAAGCATTGGCTGCATAAGATTCCCGTGATGGTGCGGTGCTTAACATTGCTTGAGCCGCTGCGTTGCTTTGACCTTTTGCACCGATGTTAATACCCAACTCAAGAGGCTGTTGGCCTAATGATTCCAAGGTCTTCATCTGCTGTAAATAAGCCTCATACGGGCCAAGAGCCGCTGCCTGACCGCCATAACCTTGAGTAAGCAAGTTGCCACCAGTAGCAAACAAACCAGCACCAAACCTTGCCTGTTCCATTCCTGCTTGTTGTGCCCCTGCTGCCAATTGAGCATCTTGTTGAGCCAAGGCGTTGTAATACGCTTCCATCTCAGGACTAGCCGCACCAAGACCAGCCGCACCACTTGGTCTAGCACCAGTACCGCCAACAGCTAAACCACCACGACCAGTATTAAACAAATTGGTTTGCAACTGTGCCATCTGACGTTCACGGCTAGGAGCTAACAAATCTTGTTGCCTAGCCATGTATTGTTGTGCCGCCTGTTCAGGAGACTGAGCAAGGTATTGTTGACCGAGGCTAAACAGACCTTGAGCCGCAGTTCCTAATGGAGCAAACTGCTGTTGTGCTGCTTCAGCTTGAGTTAACCCACCACCCGTCAAACCCAAGAATCGGTCTTGATAAGCACGAAATGCTGGGTCTAACGTGTATCCTGCCCCTGTTACACGACCTTCATTTTGCAGTCGAGTTTGATAAGCACTCTGTGCAGCCGCAAATTCTTCAGGGGTTGCAAAGTCAGTCGCAACTGGTGCGCTAACACCAGGTATGCCCATCTGAAAATTAGACTGACCAAATCGGGTTGTGATGCCAACAGGCCGAAACCTTGCTTCATTAGCCGCAAGTATTGCTGCCTCTCGTTGTCCAGCCGCTTGTGTGCCAGCCGCACTTTCATTAGACTGACCTTGGAGGATACCTCCCAACAAAGCACCACCAGCAATAATAAATGGCATATCAAACTCCAATCAAAATGTCGTCCACTTTTGACGGGTCTTTCTCGTCAGTGGCGTGAATACAAAACCAAACACAATCCGTAATCGCTTTAACCCCGTGTGTTATTCCTGATTTAATCTCAATACACGCAGGGGCTTCAATAACTTCTATCTCTTCACCAATCATCACCGCAACCTTGCCTTTTGCCAAAATAGACAAATGGCTAAAGCTATGCGTGTGTTTCAAGATGGCTGTACCCGCACTAAACTGCGCTTCTTTAGCGTACAAACCATCGCTGAAGTGATGTGAGATCATGCGGCCTCAAGTGCTTCAATACGGGCAAGTGCTTCTTGTAAAGCGGCAGTTAACAAAGGCACTACATAGGACAAGTCAACCTGTTGCACCTTCATAGAGCCATCAGGGTACAAAGCATCCTTTTCACCAACAACTGCTTGCGGAACAACAGAAGCCAACTCATGTGCCAAGAAACCTTGGTTTTGAATTGTAGGTGCGGAAACCCAATTGTAAGAGTAAGGCTTTAGTGCTTTTACCTTAGTTGCTGAATCAGTCAAAGGGGTTACGTTAGTTTTCAAGCGGTAATCAGAACCTGTACCGTAAGTTACTGTTGTTCCGTTTGTTGAAACATTAGCATAGGCAGAGCCAGGGAATGTGCCTGTTGAAAAAGCAATAAGAATTCTTGATGATGAACCAGAAACTTGATCTGTAACAACTATGCCTGTAGATGAATCGCTTGAACCCATATTCATGGTTGCCGAAGGATGCCCAGTTACAGAAGTGGTTGTAAACCGATGATTTGAAGCTGGCGATATAGGGCCAAGTTGCAATCTACTTGTGCTTGCAAAAGCATAGTCGCCAGTGCTAAACGTACCTGCCGTAACAATAGATGCGGGAGCACCAGAGCCAGACCCTGTGCCTCCATTAGCAACAGCCAATGTACCCGCTAATGTAATTGTTCCTGATGTAGTAATTGGACTACCACTAACAGTCAACCCTGTTGTACCACCAGAAAGGGCAACAGATGTAACAGTACCGCCACCAGCACTAGAGTCAGCTTTGGTTGCAATAGCAGTTGCAATGTTATTAAACTCGGTGTCAATCTCCGTACCCTTGACGACCTTATTAGCATCGCCAGTTGTTAGTGCGTCTTTAGCCGCAAAGTTGACTGTTTTTGTATAGTTTGACATGGTTGCTCCTTATGCAAGTTTGCCTGTTTTGGTTTGGATTTCAATCTTTTGAAACGAAATTGGAAACCCGTTGATATCGACCTCAAAACCCGTTTGAACGATTTTACCTGCTCCATTGCCGTATGCAGTCAACTCTTGCAAGGTGATACCCGCTGCGTACTGAGCAATGTTGTATTCAGCAATGCCGTACTCAGACACCGCTTGAGTCGGAATAGAAACAGTTTGCGATTGATAGCTAGACGAAAAATCATAGCCCCAGAATATAGATACTGCTTGATTGCTACCGCCTACGACAAGCACCTTAACCTTCTTAATAATTGAGGTTAGACCGTCTTTGCCCAAGTCAGCATTATTCGTGTAGTACTCCATGCGATAGGCTGAAGCGTTATCTTGATAACCAGTGTATTTAGTAACAAAACCAGTTTTTCCAATAAGCAAATCACCATTACGTCTAGCGCAAAAACTCTTTGGCTCAATGCTGTCCCATGTTGTTACACGGTAAGACCCATCTTCCAAAGTTGTTTTTGTGTCAAAGCAGAACACTTTTTTGGAGGATGGGCAAGCCAACAAGTAAAAACCATTCTGTTCTGAATAGACTGATCTCAACTGAGTGTCTGATTCACTTGCAATTGTGGCTAAAAAATCATTTCTAATGTTTTTAGATAAGTCACCCAATGGCGCAGATTTCTCTTGTACTGTTCGCAAAACAGAACGCAAACCACTACCACTTAGGAAAACAACGTCCTTGCCTGTGTTCTGAATTGTGTCACGGGCTATACAGCCAACACTTGAGATCGTGTCGGCAAGGGTCATTGTTGAGGGTGTCGTAGCGTTTGCATAGACCAAGATTTGTCGTTTACCAAAGATAAACAAAAACCCATTGTGGGCGGCTAAACCCGTGATCTCATCAGCACCATTACTCCAGACTCGGGAAACATCGAGAGAACCCGCTGTACCAGTAGACCAGATATGGCCTGACAACAAATCACTGAACGACACTGTTGTGTTATTGGTAATTGTATTGGCTGCCCAGATACGTCCATAAGCAGAGATAGCTACGTTTGCGTTTGGCACTGTGCCAACGTAACCTGATTTCTCAGAAACTCTACGATAGGTTGAAGTAGATACAGCAGGGTCGTAAATTATTGGATCGTTATTTATTTGGAAAAAATAAACAACACCGTTAAGACTTGCCGCTTGCCAGTTCCCTGCGTTGAAAGTTGGGGCAGTCCCCCCACCACCATACGTCAGTTCAAGAACAGTACCTAACCCCGCAACGCCAGATGTGTATTCGGCAAGAGGTGAGCCATTAGAACCGTATTCAGCAATGTTGTATTCAGCTACCGCACCTGCTGTTGCCAAACCAAGTTTGAACAGCTTGCCATTGCCAAAAAACAATACAGTAAGCGTTCCATCTGCTTCAATCAATTCATGGATAACTGTGACATCATTTGAGCCTAAAGTGCCACTAGATGTATTAATGTTTTGGTAGCCTTGCCTTGCACCTACTCGACCAAACTTATCAATTACACAATTTAAAGCAATGCCAGCAAACCCGTTCGATATTTCTAAAGACGGGTCTTGTGTGTTCAGCCCCAGAAAGCCTGGTGCAGATACGCTGTTGACAGTAAGCTGTTTGCTCATATCGCAATAAATTCCTGATTTTCAGGGTAACGTGTGCCTTCCAAAGCAATCTGGTCAGCCAACATTCCACGATACAGTTGATATGCCTCAGAAGAATTTAATCCACCATCTTCACCACGTTCAACCAATGCTCTTGCATAAGCATTTTGTACTACTAAAAAATCAGGAACTAAAACTGAAGTTGCATCAGCAGACAATGTTGCTTGAGGTACTGTTAGAGAGAAAGGAATACTAAAAACACCATCAGGTCTTGGATAAAGGACTACTTTGGTGTCGCCATTTCCATCTACGCCATCAAATGCGTAATACTGAGGAATACCGTTTGTGGTTGGAACAAGGTTTTGATACCTATTCATCTCTACAAATGAGATGTTCTGCATACCAACATTAGAAGTGACGTTAATTACGTCTTGTACTTGAAACTTCTGACCCGCACCCGTGAGTGAGTAAACATAAGTTGCCGCTACAGTTGAAACAGTCACAGTCTGACCTAACACGTTCCAACTAAACGCATCTTCAATTTGGCGTTTGGCATCGTTGACAAATCTGCCAATCAAGGTTGAATACGAATTGAGGGTAACAGTTGTCACCGTTGGCTCACGCAAACGGATCAGCACATCATTAACAAGTTCTAAGAAAGTCATACTCTTGTTTCTCCAAAAACTTCAAATGTTGCAAAAAAGCTAAATGAACTTCCCGCCTCTGTTGTTATTTGAAGTTTGTCACCCTCTTCAAAAACAATGTAATTTTCTTTACTAAACTTAGTGAGGTATTGTTTTGAGGTAAAACTTACCGCAGTCAAGATGTCATGGGAAGAAGCAGCACTTGCGTCATTCCAAACAACAGTAATTTCTTTTGTTGATCCACCAATATTGTGGATGTAAGCCAATACAAGATTGGCGTAGTAACCCGTAGGAACTGTGTAAACAGTAGTCAGCGTATTGGCTGTAGGTTCTAATCCAACTGAAACTGGCCTCATTTACTATTCCTCTTAGAGATCGCTTTAGCCTTGGCTTTAGCGTCTTCTTTGGATGTTGCACCCCAAGCTCTAAGAGAAAGTAAAAGTCGGGTAGGCTTTCCATCTTTCATCTCAGGGCCTGAGTTATTGCCCATTCGTGCTAAAAAGGAGGCCCTGCGAGGGTTGTCACCCGACTTGACTGGAGGCTTTAAATTGCCACCAGTTTCTGCATTATACGATGCCCTACCTTTGGCATTCAAGCCCCCAGAAGCAGATTTTCCTTCTTTTGTTTGCCAAGCAGGAGATTTCATTTCTTCTTTGCGGTCTTAGCCGCAGCCTTAAATGCCGCCTCAGTAGGAGCGCCTTTAGAGCCAACCTTACGCATCTTCTCCTTAGAACCTGCTTTGATGCGTTCTTGTTTGGCATTGATGTTAGCGTATAGACCTTGTTTCATTTCTTACCCTTTGGTTTAGACATACCTGCTTCGGATAAAGCAATAGCCACAGCCTGTTTTGGATTAGTAACGACCTTTTTATTGGTAGTCAACTTGCCCTTGCCAAACTCAGTCATCACCTTGCTGATCTTCTTTTGGGCTTTGGTTTTCATATCAACTCAGTCACAGAAAATGTTGATGCGGCAACAGTAGCATCTTTAATAACAGCAATCTTTTGACCTGGAGTGACCCTAATAATCTCAGTAAAGTTATTGGGCATCATGGGCGATGTTGTAAGACTAGCTGTTGGATTTGTGCCAATTTGGAAATGGCAATGTCCTAATGAGCAACATATACGAATCATCGTAGTCGAAGCACCAAAAGCCGTTGATTGAACGCTAGAGTTAGAGACAGTAAATATCTGCGTTGTACCTAAACTTGGAACGCCAATCGATACTTGGTTGGGGTCTAGTTGGAATGTTGACATTATTTGCCTCGACTAGACTTTTTCATCATGTTAGTAGCTGTGCGACCGCCACGGGTAGGCATAGCTTTAGGCTTACCAATAGCAATCATTACAGTTACAGGCATACCTTTTTTCTTGCCATACTCTTTGGCTTCTTTCTCGCCTTTTTCTGTATATGCAAACTTCTTGTTTCCTACTTGTGGCATATAAATCCTTAACGAACTATTTTGGTTGCAACAAAAGAAATGATACCGCCAATAACAGATGCGA